ATGCGAGCTGTGTTAGGTTCTTCTTTATGGAATACAGTGGCAGCAGCCACCATGTATCTAACTTGCGGAGTTTCATATGTTTGTCCTGTGCTACGATTCTTTACTAGGTATTTTTCAATCAACTGCTCTACTGCGGCATAACTGTATGATTCATCTTTGGCATGATCAATCATGTCATGCATACGATTCCAATCGTCCTCTGAGTACCATTCCAGCAATTCAGGAGTGTACAGGCCAGTGGCCACGTTGGTCTTCACGATCTCATACAAGTGGGGAGGATCGTAACTACCGTATACATCTTTGCGTAGCATGCTCAGCCGCTGTTTGCCTGCCACGTACTGATAGTTGGTGTGCCCCACATCAGGGTTTGACTCCACATCAATTAGATCCACAATGGCACGTAGTGTAATGCCGTCAATTTCTTTGGTGGTAATACCATCATAAAAGTGCAACTGTGCTTTGATCTCCACCATGCTCTGGCTAACATCTGCTATGCCTGCACATACTTTGGCAATTTGGGTTTGCCATTTTTCCAAGGCGAGTGGTTCTCTGCGCCCACTACGCTTAACAACTGTGATGCTTTTCATCTTATCCTAACGAATTTTTTGTTTTATTTGTTCTTGACTGACACGCCGTCGGGGTTTTGACTTTCCCAGACTGATATTTACGACTTGATCAGGATCCCAATTCAGTATATATTTCTCTTGGCTCACCAGGACTAAATTGTCGCTTTGATACTCGATCATCTGGGCATCTTGCAGGTCTTCACGGTCTAGCATGCTAATAGTATACATGATTCCCAGGCCTCTTGCAACCGGGCAATACTGGTCATCGCTCAATAACTGCCAGGGATCAGGCCAATCTTGTTGGTCGTCCCAGTGCAAGTGGTAGGCGGTCCAGGGAGTTTGAAACCACCATTGATTGATTTTGATCAAAGCAGGCTCTGAGTCCAGTTGACGACATTGCTGTTTCAACTGTGCCCAACTCTCCAGCCGCTCACTGAAGTCTCTAGGCCACATGGTGTTTAATAACTGCGGCCCAGATGGGTCAAACTGTAATAAATTACACCAGCAGCTCGACCTGCGTCAGAAGCATAAGAAACTGTAACAGTCCCCCCAACGTCTGTGACATTGAGTGTGACACCGGTGGTGGAATTTTCCACATAGTCATCGGTGTAACTGAGTCCATCACCAGCTGAGTCGTCAGCATCGTTGGCAATGGTCATGGTGCCGGTTCTGGCACTGGTTTCCACAACTATAGTATAATCCATTTTGAATGCTTTGATAAATGTTGTGCTCACTGTGAACAATGTGGTATTGGTGGCACCGGCTGTGATGGTGGCCTGTTGTCCAGTTTCTCTAATGAAACTGCCCATTTGTACCTGAGCCGCACTGTCTATGCCTATACTGGCAGGTATGGAAGTAGTGGCAGTAGTAAAAATTTTAATTCTAGGGTAATTACCGCTGTAGGCCGTGGTACGTTGGAACATGTCTCCAACACTGATATTATTAATAGCATCTATAGTAATAACTGGTGCTGCAGGGCTGGTGGTACCAAGGAAGTGATTGCCCACATCATAAAAAATATTGTATCCAGATGCGTTCAAACTCACACCATTGATATAAATGCCTTCTTCATAGATATCATCAAACACATTGTGCATCACACGCACACCAGTGGCACCGCCATTCACAGGCGTCACACCACCCAAGACCACACCTTGATACATGGTATCAAATTGTCCATTGCTGATCACTGCACCGTTAATTTGTTGCGCAGTATTGATGCCATAGGTAAAGCCTGAAAATCTACAATTATCAAACACAATTTGTGTGCAAGGCAAACTGCTGGTACTGCTCCAATCTATAGCTTTGGTGTTATCTGTTGACACTGTAAGATCAGCAGTGGTCAGTGGACCAAACACATCAACATTGCTGAATGAACAGTTCTTGGCTTTCTCAATCAAAATGCCTGTGTTAAGTTGATTGGTTTGAAAGGCCATGCCTGTGACTTCAATATTTTGTGGTGCTAGAAGAATGTTAACTCCAGTGTTGCCTTGTGCATCAGCTGTTTGAGCGATATAACTTGGTAACGACTCCGGTGTCCAGTAAAGAGGTAGTCCTGACGGAAACCCGGCCAGTCCCACAGGAACAGGCACAATACTGCGATAGTACAAACCATTTGTAGTGTAATACACAAGAACACCTTGAGCATAGGCTGTGTTGGCTGCCCAGTTTTGTACGTTGAAACTGATTATGCTACTGTTGGCACCTTCGCCATACATTCTGGCAAAACTAGGTATTACAATAGTATCTGTCACGATGTAAGTGCCAGCAGGGAAAAATAAACTTCTACGAACTTGTGTGTTATTTTGCACAGTGTATAATTGAGCCAGCGCCCGATTGATGGCTGCTGTGTCATCTGTTGACCCATCACCTACAGCACCAAAGTCTGTGATTACTGCATAACTGTCCAGTCTGCTTTGTATGCTTTGAGACACTGGTGTACCAGATGTGGCTCCGGTTTGTACGGTGTATCCAGCAGCATCACCTTTGTATGTGTATTGGTCAGCAAAACCTAATATGTCTGAATATTCTGTGAGAATTTCAGTGTTGCCTACAGCAGGTGCACCTTCTTCCAGTGTGCCGTTGCCAATGAACAGTCTACGGTCATCCACTGCCCAGCCCAGTTCGGCACCTGCTAGAGGTTGAGGTAAATCTACTTGTAAACCCTTGCGGGCGGTGATTCGTGATATTTGTACAATTGCCACAGTGTGATTCCTTCGGGTATCACATATTTAGCAAGTAATACTGTTCGACCTTTTTCCACCACAAGTCACAATACCGATCAAACTCACGGCCTTCCAGCACAAATTCTTGGTATTCTGGCTGGGTAACCATGTTCATTTGCTCATCTACAGCAGGCTTGACACACATCAAAACTACGCCTTTTCGGATTTTTGTACCGTGCAATTCGTTGTGTGCTTCTGCATAGGCGCACAACTGTACAAAGTAATCGTCAATCCATTCGCGTTTTTTGGGCTTGTTGGTTTGTTTGTAGTCCAGGATGGCTTCTTCGTTCAAGTGTATGCCTGCCCCGTCTGTTGTGCCTGCATACACTTTGGGAAAGTACAACGGTACTTCAATACCCCAAAATTCATTTACATTTTTCAACCCGTGCTCAACAACTTTTTGCGCCATGGCATGACTTGCCCAACTAAATGGATTTGTGCCACGTTCCTTGATTGCGCCTTCTTTGACATACTGTTCAAGGTATGTGTGCATGCGTGTGCCACGATTGGCTGCTTCTGTCGTGATGGCCTGGGCTTGCTCAGTGCCTACTCTAGCCCGCCAGTTTTGCAAGGCCCGTTTGCTTTCCTCACTCTTAGTGGCATCAAGTATTGTTGTCACTGACGGTAATTTGTTGCCATCTGGTGTAGCGTACAGTCTGCGGCCATTGATGTTTTCCCGGGGAATGGGTTGATAGTTAAATCGTGGATTGTACAATGTTAAACTCTAAAACTTTCTCCGCAACCACAGCGGTCACGTTCATTGGGATTAGTAAATTCAAAGCCTTCGTTGAGGCCTTGGCGTACATAGTCTACTTGGGTACCTGCCAAGTACACATCATGTTTTTTATCTACCAGCACACAGAAATCATTTTGAGCATAATTTATAGTGCCAGCATCAGGTTCATACTCTTTGACATATTCTAACACATAAGCAAGCCCTGAACAACCTGTGGTTTTTACCGCCAGGCGTATGCCAGCATAGCCTTTGAGATTAACCAGTTTTTGGATTTTGTTTTTTGCTGTTTCAGTTAACGAGATCATGCTTTTTACGATAATCCTCTACGGCTGCTCGTATAGCATCTTCAGCAAGAATAGAACAATGAATCTTGACTGGTGGCAGTGCGAGTTCTTCAGCAATCTGTGAATTTTTAAGAGCTGCCGCTTGGTCAAGCGTTCGTCCTTTAACCCACTCGGTAACAAGAGAGGATGAGGCAATCGCACTTCCGCATCCGTATGTTTTGAACCTGGCATCTGTTATAATTCCATCTTCAACTTTGATTTGCAATTTCATCACATCGCCACAGGCTGGTGCTCCCACCATGCCAGTGCCAACAGTGTCGTCAATTTCAAACTTGCCCACGTTGCGTGGATTTTCGTAGTGATCAATAACTTTTTCTGAATAGGCCATGTGATATTCCTTCGCTGATTATAGCGTATTTACTAACATGTGTCAATAAAAACGGTTACTTGTTCATTCCGCGTTGCATGGCGGATTTGGCTGAGGCAGCCACAATGTCTTGTGCTTTGTTTACAGGCATTTGGGTCGGTCCTTCAGGAGCCGAACCTTTGTATTTGATTATTTGGGGATTTTGTGGATCCATGGGTTCTAATACACTGTCCAAGGGCGGCTGACTCACCACGCTGACAATGTTTTTTTCATTGACTGGAAATCCCAAACTTCTGGCAGCAGAAATAAATGCACCTGTGCTGATCTGTTTTTGTGCGTTTTCGTCATCAGCCCGGCCAGAAAGAAAGTTCACTAGACCCAGTAATTTTTCTGGATCTGGTGAACCACTGCCTTCGACTTCGTCGATTCTCATTATCTACGTGCTCGGCCCAGTGCGGCTCCTGCTGGTGCAGGTTCTTCAGCACCCATTTCAGCACCTACATCTGCTCCGATGTCAGCACCCATTTCAGCACCAAGTTCTTCACCAGGCACTGGGGCAGGAACTGCACCAGGCATACCACTGGCAGCCATGCTGGTATCTAGTGGAGCTGGTTGTCCTGTGACCACACCCAGTGCTGTTTCCAATTGTACTTTAGCACCTTGTAAGTTTTGCACCAGACCTTGCAATGCCGCAGTGGCGTCACTGTTGAATTGTGTGGCTTGTTCAATACCAATTTGATTGCGTATTGAATCTACCAAGGCAGGCAGTTCTTTGAATTGCATTTCTGTTGTGTCTTCCAACATGCTTTGCATTTTGTCTACCATGTCTTGTGCAGCCAACACCACTTGTGCTTGTTGTACTTCTGATTCTTTCAGTGTGCGGAAAGCACTGCGCAGTCGGTTTTCTGTTTTCATCAAAGCCGCGCCAGCAACAAGTTTTTGCTCATCAGGATTCAATGACTGACCTTTGGAGGCCTTGGTCAACGCTGCTTTCAGTGCAGGATCTTTTGTTGTGGCAATAGTTGCGGCTGCATTTTGTGCTGTGTTTTGTTGAGCACCAGGTGCAGTGGTTGGAACCATGTCTTCACTCACGCGATGTGCCAGCGCTTGTTCCATCATCACCAGTTTGAGATACGCAGGGTTGCGCTCGCTGGTGTGACGGCTGGGACTACGCTGATGTTCAGCAATCACACCACGCACACGTTTGAGCATGGTGTGTGCTTCTCGCACTGTGAGCTTGTTCACAGGCATCTTGGTACCAAAGTAACTTTCAAATACTCGGGCTACTTGGCGGCTCTTTTTTGGTGTGGCCAGTTCGGTTAATTTCATTTGGCAAATCCTCTTAGTTGTAGATATTTAGCCGAATTTAAACATTTTTCAAGTTCTTGATTCAGCAGTGTGAGATTCTCAATTTTGGGTGCAAGTTTGGTGCGCACTATTTCACGGAATTCAGGGCGTGTACTATGTTCTGCTTGCCCGTGTCGGCAATGTATATCGGCGGTGAGTGTTTGTTTTTTGTTGTCTAGTATGCGGATGTTTTGTGCTAGTTTGTACTGTTGCAGGTGATCTGCCACACACCATGACATGGCAGTTCGTTTACTGCTGAACATGCTCACAAGATCATCACTGTGATACACGGCAAAGCCTGCTGATTCAGGCCGCAAATGATAACGTCCAAATGCCACGTAACCACCATGTTCGTCGTCAATTATGAGTTCAGTGTACACACGTTTGAGTTCACGCTCAGCAAAGCGTTCTAATTTTTGATCACGGGTCATAGTGTCTTGATATAGTGAGCTGTGAGCCAACCAACCACAGCCAACAGTGTGCCTATGATGCCTATGCCCCAGGCTATGAGTTGGTCGTTGCGTTTTTCGCCCATTCGGCGCACAATGCCATGCACTTCGGTTACCATGTGCTTGACTTCTGAGATTTCATTTTCTACTGTTTCTATCTTGAGTTCCAGCATGCGGTACCGTTCTGCACACAGTTCAACGTGTGCTTCAAGACTTTTCTTTTCAATGTCAGTGGTATCAACCATGGTCAGGCTCCAATGACGTATTTATGGCTGAGAACCAAATGTTTTGATTGATGCCTTGAGCATGCAAGGTAGCGGTGACTGCTTCTGCTTCGTCTAGTCCTGTGACCATGGGCACGCCTTCGCAGTCGCCAACAAGTCCATCTAAATCATCACTGCCGAAGTTGCTGCCAAGTACCCCTTCTGATTCAACTTCAAACACAAAATACCAGCCGTCAGAGTGTTTTGTAGGTGGCACAACATTCATGGGCTGTGTTCGCAAGCTCATTATTTGCAGTAAACTTTCCCAGTTGCGCTGCTGATTACGGCTGCGGTTCCATTGTTCAGCGGTATTGATCACCAAGCCTGTCTTTGTGGTAAATGGTAACTGCTGTGGTCGGAGATGTCCTGTGACACCAGTGAAGGTACAATCAAAAAGGGTGCGGCACAAGACTTTCATTATGTGCATATTTAACGCCAAAAAGAAACCCTGGATT